CGGCACGACTCCAACACTTATGGCGGCGCTGACAAACGCGGTGGTGGCGATCGAATTGTCGCTGTCGCCTGGGCCGGGTGTTGGCGCTTGCGGGTCGCCGGTAAAAACCGGAGACGAAATAGGCGCCCGTGACGTATCGATCGGGTGAACGTGGTCGCCGCGCGAATACAGCGTCGACAGGCCGGGGTTTGCAACCCCGTCCATGACCGGGTTGCTGTTGCTTGGCGATCCTCCGCCACCGCCAGAAGCGACCGCTGACGTGACAAAGGCCGTGGTGGCGATCGAAGTATCGTTATCGCCTGGAATAGGCGTCGGCGCCGTGGGGTTGCCGGTAAAGTTGGGCGAGATAATCGGCGCGCGGGTGGTGTCAGTGGGGTGGATATGGTCGCTGCGGGAATAGGTGCCTTGCGTGCCGGGAGCCGCAAAGCCGTCCATCAGCGGATTAGCGTTGCTTGGCGTCGAGCCGGTGGCGATCGGCGTCCAGGTCAGGCTTTGACGGCCATATTGAATGCCGTCCGCGGGCGCTTCCGGCACCGAGCCGCCCGCGCCAATGACGGTGACGGGCGCCAGCACATAACGCCCGGTAATGCTGTTCCACAGCAGCGCGTTCTGGTGCGCTGCATCGGTTATCCCGGCAACGGGCGGGGCAAAGTCGTCAAAGGCAATGTTGAATTGAAAATTGCCGTTCTGCTTAACGACGTCAATTCCGGCACCATCGAGGATCGTTGCCGGAAAGCTTACGATCGCCTTGAGTTTCAGGTCAGGGAAATCCGTCATGGCACCACGCCGTCCACGATCGGCAACGGCCCCACGCTCAACTGGATCGTCTGCGTGCCGTCGTCGTTTGTCAGCGTCAGCCCGGTGTCGTAGGTGCCAGGCTCGAGTCCGTGCATTTGCGCGAGCGTGAAGAACCAGCGGAACACCCCGACGTCGACAAAGGTGATGGTGCCGTCAAGCGTCGAGGCCACAAGACGCTTGCCGCCGTGGCGGTCGCTGATCTGAAATTCCATCGTGCAGTTGGTGAGATCGATCGGGTTTTCCTCGAGGTCCATGACCTGCCCGATGAACACCCAGCTTGCGCGGTTGGATTGCGGAGGGAATGTGACGTGATACATTTCAATGCCCCGTCACAACTTGATGTAGATCGTGCAAAGCTTGCGCGGCCCGATGGTGCGGTGCGGCTGGTCATTGCCGGTATTAAACGTGCTATCGAGCCCAGCCACGCCGTTTAACCGCACGCCCGTTAGCGCCGATGAAATCGCTTGCGGAAGTTGAACCTGGACATACGGGCCACTGCCAAAACCTTGGATGCCGGCAGGGTGAAGGCCATACATTTCGCCCGGTAAATAAAAATGCACATGCCCAGGATCGGATATGCCTGCTGTGTGGTAATGCGACGGCATTTGCGCCGTCAGCAGCGTAAAGCTTTCGCCACCGCCGCTGGCGCCAAGCTGTGTCGGCACGCCGCCGAAATAAGCCGCCGTCAACCGGCCAGCGGCAGCAGCGCCCATATCATCAAGACCGCCGATCGCGTGACCACGCCAATCGGGCAGCGCCAGCGTCTTGTTGGCCGACCAATCTGCCAGCGACGAGGCGCCGCGGCCCCCGGAAACAACCAGCGTTGAATCGACATTCCAGAGATACTGGAACAACGGTTGCGTGTCGGCATTCGGGCGTTCGGTTGCGCCTGACGTTGCCGAGCCGATCGTATTTCCGTTAAGGCGAACCCAGCCGGTATGCGCGCCAATGCCGTAACGCGGTTTAAGGTCGCCGGTCGTGTAAACCGCTGTCGGGTCGACCGTGGCGCCCCCGCCCCCGCCGCCGCTCGACGGACCGATCACCTGTACGTTGTCGGCCACGAGTTGCGTGACGCCGAGCGCGTCGGTCAGGCGCACTTTGATCAGGCCGTCAGCGATAAACAGTTGCGGCACGCGCCCGGTCGCGTCGAGCGTGATCGGGTTCGGCCACGGCAGCGCCAGCGCGACGTCCTGAAACGCGTTTTGCGGCGTCGAGACAGTGCCGGCGACAAAGAAATACAATTTGCCGCCCGACAACGGATCGCCGTACTGATCCATTTGCTGCGTCATCGACAACGGGATGGTGCCGCTCATACGCGTTACCTCAATAAAAAACCCGCCACGAGGGCGGGTTAAATGGCTGTATTTACGGGTATTTTCGGCGTCCTTTGTTTCCAGAACAACGGACGAAAAACTGCGCTAGGCTTAGGACATGACCTTTTTGATGCTGATCGCGGCCCTGATTTCGGTCCTAGTGGACCGGCTCGGGGGCGTTGAGATTCTGATCGTCGGCGTGCTCATGTATTTGCTGTACCGCGTTGCTGCCGCGATATTTCGTGTACGCGGTGGCGCCGGCAGCGGCGACCCCGGAGGGGCGCGCGTAGTTTATGATCTGACGGATTCCTACCTCGCCCGCGCCCCGCAACGCGTCACGCATTACAGGGTTTTGGGAAATGATCTTGTACCCGCGAGCGAGCTCGGCGGGGTCGTGGCTCATAAGCATTTCAGCGACCTTGACGGCGACTTTTTCATCGATCGTCTGGGCGGCGTGACGTCCGCCGACTACGAACGCACCCGCAAGCAGGTAGACGGGATTAATCGCGCCCTTGAGGCCTTCGAGAGCGCCCAACGTAGTAGCCCCACCGGCCATGCCCATTTCCTTAAGCTGCCGGGGCGTGGTGGAGTTGCCGAGAGCTTGCCGCGCCTGATTGACGATCCCTTCGATACGCACAAGGGATTCAAATTCAGCCGCTCCTTGTTCGCCAAGCGCGATTTTAATGCGCTGGACAGCGCGGGGCGAACTCACGAACAGCGAATTGAGCACGTCCGACCGGAATCCGCTGTTTTCGATCTGCTTGGCAAGTTCGGACGCAAAACCACGTCTGAATAATTCCTGTTCCGCTGGCGACATGCTTGCGAACGCCCGCCCGCCCGCTGCCGTGCCGATCGTGCCGTCCTTGACGAAATTGGCTCCCGCCTCGACCGCATCGCCCGCTTTGAAGAACGCCGCCGCGCCCTCGCGCGCCGTCTTGTAGCTTCCCACATGCTTGTCGAGCTCGTTCTTGAGCATACGTGCGAGATCGTTATAAAGCGCACCCTCCTGCGTACCGCCGAGTTTTTTTGCCTTATCCTGCAACTCGCGCGCCGCGTAATCCCACAATTGGAGATTCGGGTATGCTTTCAATCCGCTTCCGGTTTGCTGCAAGCCGCCATTAACCCACCGCACTGACGGATTCATCGCGCCATAGCCATCGCGAACGGCGTAGTTTTTCCAGGTCTTTATGGCGTTTTCCAAAGCGCCTTGAACGGCCGGCGCGGAACTGAGGTTTTCCAGTTCCGTCGAGGTTATTTCCCGGTCGCCTTCCGCGTACGCTTTTCGATAGGCGGGCGCGTTTTCCTTGCGTGCAATCGCCTTGATCGCGTCGATATCGCCCTCTTTATCGCCGCCGCCAAATTTCGATTTTACATAATTGGAAAATCGCTCGGCTTGTTGTTTGTAGCGCGAATTTACTTTGTCGAGGATGATATTGCGCGCGGTTGGCGAAGTATTTGCCGACGAACGAAGCAGCGCACGGGTATTTTCGCCGCCAAAATCGACGTTATAGAGCGGCGTCCCGGCTTCGGTTCCGGCTTGCAACGCTCCGGTATCGCCGGACAGTTGTTTGACCTGTGCCTTGTCCGCAACAAGATTGCTGACAACGCGGGATCCCGCTTCGCCTTCCGCGTCGCGGGAGCCGCGCACAATTGACGCAACTTTTTTAGCGGCGCCGCTGACGCCTTCGACCGCACTGCCAAGCACGCCACCGAGCGTGGCGCCGACCAAAGCGCCGCCAACACCACCCTTGGCAACGTCCCAGGCGTCGCCGCCCTCGCCTATCGACTCGCCAGCACCAAATGCACCGCCGCCGATCGTGCCCGATTTGATACCCTGCAGGAGACGCCCGCCGACTGTCGCGGCGGATCCGCCGCCGCCCGTCACCGGCAGCGTGGCGAGCGTGGTTACCAGTTGTCCGGCCGTGTAGGCGTAGGGGTGCTGTTCGCTCGATTGTTTCTGTGTCTCTTCGGCGTCCTTGCGGCCCTTTTCGTAAGCGTCCTTGACCGCCTGATCGGGGTGCTCGGAAAAATAGTTTGCGATCAGTTTTGCAGCGCCGACAACCGGACGGATCGGATTGGGATCGAAAAACGTGTCCGGGTTGTCATCCGGCCCTGGTTTACGCCCCTCGATACCGGACGCCGCCGCGAGCCCCGTAATCGCTGGCGCCGTGCCGAATGTCGCCGCCTGGATAGCGCCGCGGCCCGCCGCTTCGCCCGCGCTTTGTTGCCGTTTCGGCTTTTCCGGCTCGGGCGGGGTGTATTCGGCCCACCCGCCTGTGTCGTCGGTTGCGCCGGTTTGCGGCGCGGTTGTGGTTTTCGCTGTATCGACTTTTGGCGGCGTATAGGGCGCCCACCCACCCGTGTCATCGCCCGTCGATGTTTGGTCCTTGCCGGGGGTAAAAAACGTCCCCTGCGGCGGCAACGGATTGCCGCCGTAATCGGTACCGCCGAGCGGGATGGTGACGGTTTCGACCATTTAGGGGACTTTCGCGGGACGGCCGTTGAAACGAATATCGTCTCCCGGTTTTAGGCCGATGCTTGCCGCCCATTGCCGCCGTTGATCGACGCTCCAAGTTGCTGATTGCGGCGGCGCGTCGGGTGCGCCAAGCAGTTTCGGATTCTGCAATTCCTGTGTCGAGAACAGCGGATTTGCTTTGAGATAGGCCTGTGCCTGTTTGTCAAATTCCCGGTTCATCTGGCCGGGAACCTGCGGAATGTTATTGGCGATTTCCCCGAGTTTTTGCATTTTGTCGTAATTGCGGGAAATGAGCTCTGCCAGCGCGCGGTTTGTCGAAGCCGTGATCCCAAGTCCGGCGAGCGACTTTTTCATGTTGTTGACTTCCGCCATCAGCACGCGACCGACGCCGGAATTGCCCATCGCCTTGATCTGCTCGGTGAGCATATCGGCGGCAACCTTGTTGAACGCTTCCTGCGGTAGCGCGGCTGACGGATTTTGGCCGAAAACCGATTTGAACTGATTGTAGGTCTGATAACCCTCAGCCAGCGGCCCCGAGTAGAAATTCGGGTCGAGCGTGAGCTGCTTCATCAATTTTGCTTTTTGTTGCCCGTCGAACGACATTTGCGCCGCCGCCTGGATCGGGACATTTCGCTTGTTGAACGTGTCGATATCCTGCTTGCCGAGCTCGATCGTACTGGCCTGTGTAGTTGCGGCCTCAAGCGGCGATGTGAAGCCGCTTGCCAACGCGTCCTTTTTCGCAACGGTATATTTCAATTGTTCGCGGATCGCGTCGACTTTTGACTGAACCTCTTTTTGCACCTCAGGCCGCAAGCCAAGTCGCAACCTGCTTTCATAAGCAGCAAGCACGCCCTGCGCCGTCCCGCCAAACGCCCGTAGCTCTTCCTGACTAATAATGCCGCCTAATGTCTGATCCTCGATCCCTGTTTGCTGCGGGCGGAATGATTGCGTCTGAACGGGCGTCGGCACGATCGGCGTCTGTGGTCCGCCTGTCGTCTGCGGCGCTGGCGGAACAGGCGCTTGCGCCGTCTGTTGAGGCTGAGGCGCCTGTTGCGGCGCTGGCGCCTGTGTCTGTCGCGATTGCGTATACGGCGCCAGAATGTTGCGGACTTTTGGGTTGGCTAACGCGTCAGGGCCAAGCGGCGTATTGGGATCATACGATCTTCCAAGCGCCGTCGAAATTTGCGGCGCGAGTTTCGCGACAAGCGGCCCGGTATCTTCCGGCGAATAGCCGTTGGCACCGAAAAAATCGACCAGCGACCCTGATCGGTCGCCGCCGCCGCGGACAGTTGGATTGTTGCCGGGGACCGTATCTGGTCCGGTTGTCGTTGTTGCTCCATTCCGATTTGTCGACGGCGGGAAAGATGATTGGTTTGGATTTGCCGGATCACGATAAAGCGACGGCGGCAAGTTGGGATTAAGGCTTTTATTCAAGCCTGCTGTATTGCCAAACTGCGACAGAATATCTGCAATTCCGACAACCTCTTTAGCCGGTCCTACGCCAGCCGTGCCACCTGCTTTAAGCGCCGCCGCTGAGGCTTTGATGGGGTCGATCTGCCCGTCAGGACCGTAGAGGGAAGGATCCCGAAACACGTCGCGCGTGCGTTGCTCGTATTGCTGTTTTTGGCCCTCATAGTAGGCGGTCGCGAGCTTGCTAAAATCAAAGTCGGCGTTGGTTTTGGCGCTGTTCGCGAGCAGCGAAGTAATGTCAAAATCAGCCATTTAACTACCCTATGCAATTGAGAATGGAACGCCGCCCATCATCCCTTGTCCGCCGCTTGCGAAAGTCGCTCCCGTGCCCGTTCCTCCCCCACCCCCACCGCCAAATCCTGAGAACAGGCTTGCGCCGCCCGTTGGGATCGACATTGCCAGTTTCGCCGCCCCCATCAGCGCATTGAGCTGGTTGGCGCCGACCTGGTAATTGTTCATTTCGGCCGCGGCGTTGGTCGCACCAATCCCGGTCTGCGTGGTGTTGGCGGCGTTGCCTTGCGCGATATCCGACGCATTGATGCCCGTACCGATACCGGTATCGATTCCGGCCGCACCCTGCACGGCGCTGCCGTAGCCCTGCAGGTATGGCGCCAAACCGGTCTGGTATTGATTCCAGGCATTACCGGCCAGACCGGTTGCGTATTTCATGGCGTCGGTATCGGCATTGCCGCTCGATAGATTGCCAGCCGCGGCATGTGTGCGATCGAGCGCTTGCAAGCCCTGATCGAGGCCGAAACCATAAACGCCGTACTGGCCGGAATTCTTGAACGTGTTGGTGGCACGCTGCAGACCTTCAACGCCGTTGGCGCCTGACGCATCGCCGTAAGCAGCCGCGCCGGTACCATAGCTCGCCAGCAACGGCCCATAGCGATCCAAGGCGGCATTGCCGTAAGTCGTCAGCGCATCGCGCCCTGACTGATAAAGGCCCGAAAGCTGGTCATAACCTTGCTGGCGACCTTCGTTGGCCTTGCGCGCCGCCTCGTCAGCCGTGTCGTTTGAGAACAGGTCAAAGAGGCCCATGTCAGACTCCCGGTACCCAAAGTTTTGAGAGATTGTTCCAGCGCAAGGTCTGCCCGTTTGTCGGTGCGACCGTTGAGACGTCGGGCAATTGCGTCAGTTTTTGATGAGCTTGAAAATAATTGAACCAGCTTTGAGTCATCTGCCCCGTTTGCGGATCGACAACCGGGACGTCGAGGCTTGGGAGGGGTTGTGCCATTTTTACAGCGTCAGTTGCGTGTTCTGCGTTGCGCCGAGAAAAGACGCGTAGACCGGCCCCGCCACCCGCAAGCGCCAGCGCCGCCCGACCCCGGTTGTCTGACCGGTTCGCAACACCCTGATATTCTGTTGCTCGGATTGGCGGCCAAGCGCCCGCACCATTTCATTGCCCCAGTGAAAGCCGCCGTCGTTCGACCAGGAAATGCCGACAGTCGGATCGGTGCCTTGCGGATCCGGTCCTGTTGCCTGACCGACGCCGGTAATGAAATTAAAGTCGGCGGAAGAAATTTTCGTGCGGTTGGGAAATTTCGATACCGGCCCGCTTTCAAGAATCATGATCAGCGGCTCGCCCAGTTCATCAAAAGCGCCGGCGTTGACGTAAAGCAGACGGTCGCCTTTGGTATCGCCAATGATCCAGCGGCCAAACGCGGAAATACCGCTGACGCCGCGCCAGCGCGGGACAAGGTAGCTCGCGCGCTCATTCCATTTCAGCGTGCCGAGATCAAATTCCCAGGTGAACGACGGGCACGACAGCACCCATTTCGGGTGCCCGCCCGAAATGTAAACCGAGGCCTCGAGCGTGTTTTTGTCCGCAACGGCAACAATCGCCCGATCGAGATCGGGCGGCGAAATTTTCGTAGGGTTCGGCGTGCCGTTCGCCATGACGACGGATTGATCGTCTGCCACCCAGATCAGCGCCGAGCCAAAACCGTCCTCGTGACCGGCGACCGCGTAACGCCCGAGCAACCCGCGCTGGATCACATAAGAGCGCGTGAACGGAAAACCGGTTGGCTGCGCCGTGTCGGCATAGACCGCGCCGTGGTTGGGCCCAAAGACAAAATACTGGCCGTTGAACGGCAGACCGCGCAGCAAGCCGCCCGTCTTTGCCTGTTCGGTGGTGAAATTGAGCGTGTTGATGCTGGTCGCATTCAGGTCCGACGCCTGTATCTTGCCGTTGCCGTAGGTGAAGATGAAATAGCCGTCGAGAAAGCCGACGCTGTTGGGGGCGCCGACATTGACGTCGGGATAGGAGCTCACCGCCGTCGACGTCACCAGAAACGCACCGCTTGATGGCGCCACGCATACAATATCGGGCGTCGGCGTCTTGTTGTTGCGCGCCCAGAACACTTTTTCCGTTCCCGGCAAACTGCCCGACAACACCACTTCGGCGCCGCCAGCATCAAAAGTCGCCGCCTTTTCGGTCCAGGCCGTGTAAAGCGTCGTGCCGGCGATCAGCACGCCGCCGCGAAAATTGGGGTTGCTGGAATTGGCAAACAGGCTCACCCCCGGCGACTTGCGCCACACCACGGCTGACGGTTGCGCCGCTTTCGACGCCTTGACCGTTTTCCCCAACGGCTCGGCATAGGCATTGATCAGCCGTCCACTTTCCTCTTGATTGAACGCGCCGGGGGCGCTGCTTAGTGGAAACGGAATCGGGATTGCTGGCACTTTTCATCCGGTCGAAATTGGCGGCGGATTAGTAGGGGGATAGCCCGTCGGCCCTGCCGGGGTTGGATTCCACGGAGGCCGCGGCCCCCAATTTGCGCCACCAACAGGAGGAGTGAAGCGCGTGGGAGGAGCATTTGATGCTTGCTGACTCTGCATCTGCTGCAAGAGTTGCAACACTTGCGGTGGAATCCCCTGTCCGCCTGGAATTGGCGGGCGACTCAATCCCGGCGATGGCGCCTGTTGTTGCAACATTTGCTGTATTTCTGGCGGGATTCCCTGCCCACCTGGAATTTGTGGCATTGGCACAACTCCCTGCGCGCCTGGAATTTGTGGCATTGGCACAACTCCCTGTCTGCTTGGAATTTGTGGCATTGGCACAACTCCCGGCATCGGCGGACGCGGCGGCAATGAACGCGGGTCGATCGTCTGACCTCCCCATCCAGGCCGCGATAAATAATCCGGGCGGCTTTGCTCGAGCACGGTCCGCGCCCACGCCGGAAGGTCGTCCTGCGGCGAACCAAGGTTTTTCCCGGCCGTTTCCGGCGTGAACGTTCTCAGGAGCCGGTCTAGTAATTCTGCCATCAGAAATACTCCGTTGCTTGCGGCCCGTACCCCGGCGTTGGCCGTTTGATGGTGCGAAGGCGGTTGCGCCACATTAACGCGAATTGTGGGTTTGATTTCTGGCCGTACTCTTCCGCCGCGGCGTCGGCTACCAACTTGCAAAACGTAATGAAAATATCCTCATCGAGCGTGTCAGGGTCCGCGATGTAGATTGAATCGGACGCGAGCTCGGCAACCACGCTGTCGATATAGCCGTCGATATTGTCGGCGTCCTCGGCGGACGGCGCCATGCCGACGTCACCGCCCGTCAAGATCATCAAGACCTTGAACTGGATTTGCGCCCGTGTTTTCGACATTTACCACCCCGCACGCTTGCGTTTGGCCTCGACACGTTCCTTGACGGTTTTTTCCCTGGCGGTTTTCTTAGGCGTTTTCGCCCGTGCCGGAATCGTTTTCGGCTTTACCGGCTCGGGCACATAATCCTCGAATACCGGACCTGGATCGGGATCCGTCACGGGATCCTCTTCCGGCACAGGCGGCGGGTCCGGCTCGGGTTCCGGTTCGGGCACGGGTTGTTTCGCTGCCGCCTGATCCATCGCCTTGTTGACCGTGCCCATTTCCGACAGCTCGAAATTCCTGTTGCCGCCCATTTTCTTGATCATGTGCGCGGTGTTTTCGTTTTCCTCGATTTCGACCGCCACGCCGTCAAAAAACGTGAACTCGCCCCACTCGCACACCTTGGCGTCGCCTTTAGGCGCGCGGTAAATCACCGACACTGTTGCCATCTGCCACCCTTCAAAACAAAACCCCGCCCGATCGGGACGGAGTTTGATTTCTCAATGAGCCCTGCGTTTTTTGTTCTTGCCGCGGTGTACCGCCTTCTTCGCCGTCGTTCGCCTGACGGCAAGCTTACGCCTCGTGCTGATTTTTTTTTGTCTCGGCCTTCGGTTCGACTTTCAAATGAGGCTTGTCACGCGGTGCTGCCACTTCCGGCTCGGGGGGAAGCGGCGCCGCCTTCAAGGTGAAGGCCTTGTCCTTCTGGATTTCCGCCAGCAAAGCCGCGTTGGCTTCGTTGACCGTCACGTCGACCATTTCGCCTTCGACAAACCTGAACCCGCCCATTTCGCAGACCTTGTTGCCGTCCTTGCCGTGATAGGTAACCTGCATGCTCGCCATTGTGTTTTCTCCAAAAAATAGCCATCCGCATGTCAACGGATGGCTAACTTGTTTCGTTCCCAGGGCATCGCGGTTGCGATGCCGTCAGTTGTCGATGTAGCCGGTGAGATAAGTGTCGAGCGTACCGACGACGTTGCCAGCGGCTTGCGTGCCGATCGTGACCAGCACCTCAGTTTCAGCCGGGGCCTTGAAGAGCAAGCCAGCCGCGGCAAGCGTGACGTTGGTTGCCGCTGCCACGCCCGTCGTGAGATAGCGGTTGGCACTGTTGGCGTCGCCAACCGTGAACGCCAAACCAGCCGCAAAGGCACTCGAGACGCAGAGAATACCGGTTACCACGAACCCCGCGGGGATCGTGAAAGCGCCGATCGTATTGCCGGTCACGTCATCGACCGTGCCGACGTTGACGCGGCGGCCGATCGTTTTCATCGTGCGGGCAAAACCTTGACCGCCAACCTGGGGCTGACCCCAATCTTTACGATACACCATTTGCGATTTCTCCTGACAAATGGATTGTTAAGTTTAAGGCTTCGCTTAAGTCACAAAGCCGCTGAGATAGACATCCATCGTTCCGGCAACCGGCGTCCCTGCCGCGACCCCGATCGTGATGAGGATTTCAGTCTCGGCAGGATTTTTGTAGAGCAGACCGGTCGAAGCGACCGCCACTGTCGTGCCGCCGGTACGTCCGGTGACGTCGCCGTTGAGATAGCGCGTCGGCAACGCCGCATCGCCCAGACTGATCGACAGCGAGGTGCCGCCGTCCATGTCGGAATAGGCGACCGCGCAACCGTCGACGACAAACCCGGCCGGCACCGTGAAGGCGCCGATCGTGTTTGCCGAGGTGCCGAGATCGGTTGTCGTCAGTGCAACCCGGCGCCCCATAAATTTACGGGTACCAGCATTGCCTTGCCCGCCAGTGTTGGGGGTTGAAGCCCAATCCCTGCGATAGGTCATCGCTCCCTCCTTTCAAAAGGAACGGGAGGGCTTTCGCCCTCCCGGTTTGAGTTGGGGGGAATTAGGCGTTGGCGACGCCGGACACGAACCCGGTGACCATGCCCCAATCGACCAGATCGCCAACCGTGGCGCCCTGGACCGAAAGCGGAGCCTTGGCAACCTTGGCCGTGCCGTATTGCGCCTCGATGCCCATGCCGGTGATGAAGTCGTAATCACCGTCCTCGAGCTGCGTCGGGCGTGGCATTTGCCCAAGCGCATAGATCAACGCACCCTGCCCAAGCAGGAATACCGGCTCAACGTCGATACCGGCAGCGCCCGCCCCTTTGAGCAGGAGCCGTTGCGTGATTTCGGGGATTTCGAGGTAATACACGCCATCGTAAACCAGCCCGCCGCCCGTAAAGATCGGGTTTTTGGTTTGCGGGGATGATTCACGCTCGCGCGCGTCGCGGTTGGCCTGGAACATGACCGGATCCGCTTTCAAGTCGCGCATTGCACGCGACCCCAACAGGCACAAGAACCATTCCTGGTCCGCGCCTTTGAGCTGGTACGGACTGATTTTCGGACGCCCGTTATAGACGCCAGGATTGGAAGCATCGACGCCGGTTTGCTGCGCTACGTTTTTCATCAGCGAGCCGGTCGCCGCCGTCATTTTGTCGGCGGTTGAATCGACGTTGAGCAACGCCGTAGCAAACACCGAATTGTAGTTGCCGATCACGTTGCCGAAAACCACGCGATCGTAGTTCGCCGTCGTCCAGCTATTTTTCTGTGCCGTCGAGGCGAGTGACCACTTGACGCCGTTGACGCGGTTGCCGGGAGACGTGAGGCGCCCGGATTGAACCGCCGACGTCGGTACGGACAGCAATGCGTCGACGATATCGTCGCGCACGATCCGCTTTGACCAGCCCGAGAGCAACGAGCGTGCCGTCGAGCGGATCGAAAACGAGCTTTCCTTGTTCACGGCGCGGTTATTGGCAACCGCGTTGCGTGCCCAATCGGCCCAGACCGGGAAGCCGTAGCTGTCGATCTGTTCCTCAGCGCCGCGCAACGTGCCGGCACCGACACCGGGACCGGAAAGTTGCGTGACCAGGGGCACGTTGATCTCCTTGCCGTCGGCGGCAAGGTCTTTCATTCGCACGATCGGATAGGTGCTGTCGGCCCCCATGAAGGGGTCGAATCGCGATGCTCGCAGGAAGTCAATCGCCGCATCTTTGCGGAATTTAATGACTTCATTATTGACATGATTAGCCGTGAGGGCCATGTGGCCGATCCTTTCAAGACAAACCGGATCGCCAACGGCTCAATGAAAAACCCGCCACAAAAAGGCGGGTTGTTTCACAAAGAAACGTGAAAGCGATCAGGATACGGTTGAATCGAAGAGGGTGTCGTCGGACAAATCTTCCTGTGACGCCCTCAGTGCAGCGCTTTGACGGGAAACACCGTTCATCGAGGGAGCGAGCATAGGACGGCCCTTCGCCTGGTTTTGTTGCGCCTCGTTCCGCCACGCTTCCATCGCGCTTTTGCGGAACTCGGGATCTTTCAAGGACTCAGCGAGCACCTTCTGTCTGTAGGCAGCAGGGTCGCCACCTATTTCGGCGCGCACTTTCACCTCGCGGAACCACTGCATGAGAGTTTCGCCGGGATCCGTTGATTGGTTCATGCGGATCAACAGCGCAGGGTCGGCACCTTGTCGCAAAAACTCCTGTGCCGTCGCATACGCCTGGTCGAACTCTTCCTTGTAGGTTTTGCGAGCCGATTGAAGGCTCATTTCGCGGCGCTCACCGATCAGACGTTCTTCAAAACGCCTTTCCATGTGTTCGCGATAACCCTTGGGATCCATCAGCGGATCGGGCTCATCGGCTTTCGGAGCCGGGTTTTCCAGTGCCGCCATGCGGCGCTGAAATTCCTGCCGTTCAAAAGCAAGACGGGCATTTTCCGTTTTCAAGGCGTCACGCTCGGCTTGCGCCGCGCGCTTTTCCTCGTTGATCTCCCTCAGGCGCCATGACGGCACAAGCGGGGCGTTGTCATCGACGGGCGGACGTTCCTTGTTGTCGGCCGGTGTCTCTGGCGCTGCCGCCTTGTCCGTTGCTGGCTGTTCGGGTTCCGGTTCCGGCGCGGCTGGCGTTTCCTTTTCGGGAGGCGACGGCTCGATCGCGGAATCGAACAATGAGTCTTCTGTAAGTCCTTCGTTTTCGTCAGGCATGGGTCATCCTTCTTTCCCACTGTGTCGTCGTGGCTACGTTTTGCCCTCTCTCGCTCGGGCGGCGTCAGGGATACGGCGATATCGTTCGCCGCCGACGATTCATTCCGCGGCTTGCGCCGGCATGTTTTCCGCGCGCTCGCGATCCATATCCATCTGCTGTTCGTGCTGCTCGCGATCGATCTGCATTCCGGCTGCGGCCTTCATGCGCTCGATCTGCATATCCATGACCGCTTGCATGCGTGCGATCTGTTGCTCGTTCTGTGCCCGCATTCGCTCCAGCATCATGTCCTGCTGCGCTTGCATGGCGGCTCGGCTGTCGTCGCGCTGTGCTTGCGCCTCATCCATTTGCGCCTCGCGCACTTTCATCGCCATGTCCTGCTGCGCCTGTGCGTCGGCGCGCTGCGCTTCCTGCGCTTTCAGCGCGGCGTCCTGTTGCGCGGTCTGCTGGTCGAGCTGCGCCTTGGCTTGCAGCGCCATGACTTTCGGATCGGGCGGCGGCGGCGCATTCTGCTTTTGCTGGATCTTGTCGATCATGGGCTTTTTGACGGATGCCGGCAGCGGCGCCAACTGGATGGCGATCTCGGGGAATTCCTGCAGGAATTGCGGGCCGAGCGATTGCAGCACTTGCAGACTGTCGCCCTGCAGGTTGACCGTATCGGGCCCCTCATCGATGATGATATCGACGTCGAGCGACCCAAGCGCATTGACGATCTGCGGACGGCCGTACTGGTCGATCGTGAGCTTGTTGGCCTGGAAGTATTGCGCCAGATTCTGGTCGTCGGTGACGCGGATCCAGCGCTCGGCCTTCCAGTAGCGCTGCACGATATTCCAGCAATCGCGATAGACGCGGATTTTCCAGTTCTTGAACGCGGTCAGGTACGGACCCAGTTCGGCAATGCCAGCCTGTTGCAACAACTGGATGGCGCGACCGGATGAATCCTCTAAGCCCTGCCCGATCAGTGCCGGGTTAGGCCCGAAATTCTCAATCTCATTCTTGGCTTCCTGCAACAACTCGAGCTGACCCTTGAAGTCGGCCATCGTCGTCGTATCGGGTTCCATCTTGAGGCCGGGATTGACCTCGATCCAGCCATCGGCCTTGGCCCATTCTTTACGCGACACTTCAATGTCGTCGACCGCGCCTTTTTCCGAAATGACCTTGCGCGAGTTGAGCAAATGCAAGGATTTCGAGCGGCGATGATTGATTTCGTCCTGCGGCGATTTCAGGTTGCGCGGGAAGCCGTAGCGGTCGCCGTCGTGGTCGACGCTTGCGGAGAACATGCGGTAGCGGGGAAACGTCTTGCCTTTCTCGTCGATGAACGGCGACACCCCTTGCATCAAGACGACGTTGCCGGCGTACAGGCACCAGCGCCACTTGCCGCCTTTGATGTACCAGTGATCGATCAGGCGGACTTTCTTTTCGGTCGAATTGACCCAGTTTTTCTCGCGGTCGAATTCAGTGACGTTGATCAGGTCCGATCCCGTCTCGATCAGGTCCTCGAGCTCGTTGGCTTTCTCGGGCGCGATCTCCTTGGCCTGGTCGAGATCGCACCATTTGGCGACCCCCATGAACCGGCAATCGGTGAAGCCCTCGTCGTAGGAGCGTGGATCGTAGAAAAATCCGTCGCCATAGGTGATGTGCAAATCGAGCGTCGGATCGCCGGTATCTCCCGGCACCAGATCGTATTCGATCCCGGCAATGCCATCGATGGCGGCGCCGCGCGCAATGCGCGATGATTTGGAAGCCCAGTCATTCGAATCGAGCACGTAGCGGATGGTCGCCGTGGCAATCTCGGCGCCCTGGTCGTGCATCGGCGTGCGCGCGAAGGCCTTGGGGTCCTGCCGCAAGCGCTCGACCAGGCCCACCACCGCATCGATCTTGCGCACGATACGGTTGGACGTCACGACCGGTTGCTTGCGGTCCCTTAACGTGCGGATCTCTTCCCGCGTCCACTGGTCGCCATGATAGTAGTGCCGCGCTTCCAGCATTTCGTGGCCTTCGGCGCTCTTGGCCGCGGCGTAGTCCTGGTATTGCCGTCTCAACTTTGTGGTGTCGAGAACGTCAGCCGGATCTTCTTCATCGACAGCGTAACCCTTCTGCGCTTGCTGTGTTGCGACAGGAAGGTATTGCGGCGATTCCATTTTTCTGTCCGCTCGAGAAATGTTTAACCGCCGCCTGTCCCTTAGGGCTGTGGCGCCAAGCCCGTTTAGGAGGCCGGGCACCCGAGGGGACAAGCGACGGATAACGGGCTCGGGTGAGGGGTGGCCCGCTATTTCGCTTTACGTTTGCGCGCAAAGGCGCCGATCAGCCCGAGCCCGCCCGCGAACAGCCATACCGCTCCCGGCAATGGCGTCTCCGCAAACGTTGCAAGGTTGCCGCCATAGCCGCTCGAGCCGTTGGCGATCCCGGCGATATCCAGGTAATAGCTGCCCGCGCCAAGCACGGCGGACCCGGCGAATCCCTGACAGATCGAAGCCGGTAGCGCCAGGCACGCCCCGGCAAACACCGGCCCGATCACGACAACATCGTCGCCGCCGCCGATAGCGTTGTCGGCGCCCTCAAACACCACCGAACCGTTAAACAGCGTTATGCGATCGGACGGTTGCGCGAACACGTTGGTCACCGACGCGATCGTCAACGTCATCTGGTGGTCGAGCACGAACGTATATTGGTCGTCAAAGCCGCCGTTGAGCGCTCCGAGCGAATGATTGAACGCGCCCCCGGCCGACGTCGGATCAGTGCCGAAATTCTGGATCACGGCTGCGTTCGCCGTATTCGCCATGAACACGCCCGCAACCAGCAACGCGGCGCATAACGATTTGCCGCCTTTGCCACCCTTTTTGCCGCCCTTCTTGATCTTGCCCATTCTCTTTTCTCCAATCAGGGGTTAATCACAAACAGAATTGCCAGCACGACGATCGCGATCAGAATGACCGCGATCGCCCACAGATCCTCACTCTCGAAATTCATGTCTCAGTACGAACGTGTAAGCCGATCAGGGAACAGCGGATCGGCAAAGGTCGCCACCACGTTAGCGATGCGACGCGTGCGTGCAGACGCGGTAAGCGTTCCGCCTCGATTGCCGCAACGCTCCGCCGTGACGCCGACCTGGGCATGGCCATAATCGGAATGACACCACTGCCCGCCCTCGAAGAGTCCATGCGCCTCAGCGATCCTTGCCAACGTCGAGCGATCCGGCAGGTGGCATTTGGCGCTCACCCTGCCCCTGCCCGTCTGGCAGACGTCGAGCGCCCGCCCGCACGGGTGCATGCTTGAATTCGAGCAATGACCCCTGCGGATCCCGCCCATGAAATAAACCGTGGCGCCCTGCGCCTCGATGGCGTCGACGTAACCCTGAAACTTTGCGGCGAACTCGACGCCGACACGGGCGCTGGCGCCTGTTTTATGCGAAACGACATTGCCGTTGGCGTCGCCAACGGAATTACGATGATGATAACGTGCAACAACTGGCGACGTTGCGAACACGGTAACCGCCATGACCGCAACGGCAACAACGTGCCGTCGTCTCATACAAACTCCCTTTAGTTTGTGAATTTTTATCGTCCGCCCGGACGCCCCGGCTTGCCGTTCACCCAGCCGTAATCCTTGTCACTCGGCGGCACTGTCGACGTCGCTGGCGCTGTCATCGTCGGCCTCGCTGTCGATGCGCTTGTCGTACACCATGTCGATCAGGTTGAGCATGCGTATGGTGTTGGAATGCAATTTATAAATCTCTTCGGGGTGAACCACGACACCGGCTTTGACAATCTCGTTCGCTGACTCGCGGGCGCCATCGATCACGCCGTCTTTCAGCGCCGCCTTGATCTGCTCGTTGAGCTGCGGGTCGCGTCGCATGTCACCACGCCTTGAAGCCGTCGTCGGTGCCGCTTTTCATCGCCTTGTAGTGCGAAAACTCGATCGGCGCGTTGTCGACCTTTTTCGGTCGCACCCCGCCTGTCATGCGATCGAGCAACTGCCCGACCAGCCCGATAGCGTCGACCTGATCGTCGTATTTCCCGGCATCGAATGCCAGCAGTTCGCTCCGAAAGGCCGGATACCATTTGGCGTATTCGGGAACGTACAGCCCCTCGAGCGCCATGCGGCCGCGAATAGACTGCGCCCGCACGCCCTTGTCGCCCCTTGTCGGGAACTGCTCGCGGAAACAATAAGCGTGCCGCTCGCGCTGGCGCCGTTCCAAGAACGGGCCTATGCCGCTACGAATCTGCCCCTGTTCCTCGGCCCAGCCCAGCGGCTTCCACTTCAGGACAAGATCGCAGAAGGCCTCGACCCATTCATCGGAGGCCGTCTGCTTGCGCCAAACGTCAAGCAGATACATCTTGCCGTCGGGATCGAGGCCGACCACGGCATGCACGGTGTAGTCGCCGCCGTCCGCCGTCACCGCGTAATCCGACCCGCCATAAATGCGTAATGTTTTCCTGTCGGGCGGCAGATCGTACGGCCGCAACCATTCGCTCTTGAAAAACACGCCCTCATCCGGCGTCGGGTTCTGCATGTAAAGCGCAGACCAGTAGCGGGCTTGCGTGTTCCTGCGGATCCTCTCGAGCGTCTCCAACGGATAGGCGTCCGGCCACAATGCCTCGCCATTGCCGTCGATCGCCGGTAATTCCACCACCTCGAACCTGTCGCCGCCCGCGGCCTGTTGCGCCAGGATCCGCCCGCACAAATCGTCCTCGTGCATGCGGTGGTTGATCACCACGATGCGCCCGCCCGGCATCAGCCGGTTATAAGCCGTGCCGGTGTACCAGTCCCACACGTTCTTGCGCGTGAGCTCGGACTCTGCGTCCTGCATGGTGGCGTAAGGGTCGTCGATCAGGATGCAATCGCCGCCGCGGCCCATGATGGCGCCGCCGATACCGAGCGCGTAATAGATCCCGCCGCCCGAGGTGTGCCACTTGCCCTTGGCCTGAGAATCCTCGGCCAATGTCGCCGTCTCGAACACGGCGCGATACTCGGGCGAATTGATCGTGTTGCGAACCGCCCGGCCAAAGTCGGTCGCTAAACTTTCGGTCGCCGACACCGATATGAACTGCTTGTCGCCGTGCCGGCCGAGGAACCAGGCGGGAAAGCGATGGCTTGCCAATTCGCTCTTGCCGTGACGCGGCGGCACCAGCAGCATCAAGCGGTCGATCTCGCCGCGCTCGACCCGTTCCAACTGGCCCGCGATCAGGCGATGGTGCGGCGCGGTACGGTAGCGGGCAAAAGTGTATTCAGTGAACGGAATCAGGCTCTCGTTCGCCGTCTTGCGCTGCAATAGTTCCTGCGCCGCTTGCAATGGCGTTACGGATGAGGCCTTCCAGTTCTTCCCGTGTCCAGTCGGAGGCGTCATGTTTTGTCACCGTCACTGAGCTGGTCTGCGCCGGGCGGCCATCAAGGCGATCGGCTAACGCGACAATGGCCGGTAACGCGTGGCGCGACTTGACCGTGCAAAGCCTGATGAGGTTCTTGGCAATCTCGCGCAGTTGCTTGAAGTCGCCGCCGGCGGCAGCGATCTCCATACGCAGCGCGTCGGCAAAGGGGCGCTCGGTGATGATGCGACCCAACGGATTGCCGGACTGACCCTTCTTGTAGGCCATAGGATATCTCCGAATGATTTACGGGACGGATA